ACCGCATGGGCAACGGCGACGAAGCGAGCGGCGACGGCTGGACGTATCGCGGCCGTGGTCTCATTCAATTGACCGGCAAGGACAACTACGCGGCTTTCTCGCTTGAGTGCGACAACGAGGCCCTGGTGGATCCCAATCAGGTCGCAGAGCCTGCGCTTGCCGCTGAGTCAGCCGGCTGGTTCTGGCATCGCAACGGACTCAACGCCCTGGCCGACAACCAGGACATCGTCGGCATGACCAAGCGCATCAATGGCGGCACCAACGGCCTCGATCACCGGCAGAAGCTGTACTCGCAGGCGATGGCAGCTTTTGCGTAATAAAGCGCGTGTAGTGTTTGTGTTATAACTGAGTAAAAATGTGCATAAATATGGCTATTTTTGACACACAAAAAGCAGCATAAACACATACAAATCAATTACTTAAACAATTATTACTATGTCTGTTAATCCGCAGGTCCCTGGTTCGAGTCCAGGTCGGGGAGCCAACAATATCAAGGCTTTAGCCTCTTTTTGAATATTTGGCTGAAGCTGTTTGTGTAGTAAATGTGTAGTAGAAATCGAGGGCGCTATGGTTAATCGATTTTGGCTGGCATTTTTTACGGTTGGATTAACCGGCTGCGCATCCCTTTCTACGTCCATTTCAAACGGAAACTTTCAGTATGCATCGAGCGATGTATCCGTTTCTCCTTTTGGCTCAAATTATCAGATAACCACTCTGCTTAATGTGACAAGTCAAAGAGTTAAAGCTCAAACCTACGCCACTGATTGTGAAAAAGATATTGGAACCCTTCGCATCGAAGGCAAAGATTATTTCGATCGTCCTATGTTGAATGTTGTAAAAGGCGGCAATAAAAAAGAAGACGAAATTTTTAAATACATGTGCGACAAAGGATTGCCTGTTGCATATCAAATGGAAAATCAACTGAGCGAATCGGATAAACAGCTCAGAAGCCAAACCGTAGTGAATTATTTAATGCAGACAATGCCATCGCAGCGACCTGTTTACGTTGCCCCGCCCGCACCTATTCCTCAACGAAATCAAGATGTGAAATGTATAACAACTAATTACACAGGCGGTGCGTACACAAATTGTCAACCGCAATAAAAAAAGGGCTGGGAAAATCCAGCCCTAAAGTTATGCAACTGCTTTGAGTATTGGCTTTGAAATGATGTTGATGTTCTTGGCCTGTTCGATCAGGTGACTTTGAGATAGGTGTGCATACCGTTGGAGCATCGAAGCTGATCTCCAGCCTCCAAGTTCCTGAATGACATGCATTGGCGTCCCGGCCATTGCATGCCAGCTGGCAAAGGTATGCCGCAGGTCATGGAACCTCATGGTCTGCGGCAAGTCAGCTTTCTTGAGTGCCGACTGCCAGGCCTTCCAGCTAATCTGCTCAACAGTAAACACAAAGACGTCGTGCTTGCCTTCTTGCGCCTTGATCGCTTTGTGGGCGTCATCGTTAAGCGGCACAGGGATCGCTCGGCCCGCCTTGGCATCCTCTGGATTAATCCAAGCCATACGCTTCTCAAGATCTACCTGGTCCCAGCGCAACCCGTAGATGTTTGATTTGCGCAGGCCCGTGGAGACGGCCAATATGGCGGGCGCCTTGTGGCCCTCGGGTAACGCATCGACTAGGTCGCTAAATTGCGCCGGCGTCAGGTAAGACACGCGAGAGGTTTGCTCGACATACGTTTGAAAAGCCGGGACGCGATCGACCCATTCCCAAACATCCCGAGCACGCCTGAAAATTGCACGCAGCAATGCGACGTAGCGGTTCTTGGTTGCGGGGGTTTCAAATCCAGCAAGAAGTTCGACAACCTGGTCGCGGGTGATGCTGTCCAGGGTCAGCTTGGCCAGGTGAAGACGAAAATACTCAAGCTTTGCAATATCGTCGCGAATCGAGCGCTTGTGGTCCTTCTCATCAAGCCAGCGGACTGCGGCCTGCTCAAAGGTGTACTTGGGCTTGACGCCTAAGCGCTCCTGCTCCCACAGATCAGCCTTGATTTTGTCGTGGAGCTCTTGCGCAGCTTTTCGCGAGCTTGTCTTAGCCGATCTTCTAATAGTGTGGTGATCGGTCTGGATGTGGATGTGCCAGACGTCCCCTCGTTTGAATATAGACATGGTTCGTGTTCCTTGGGTTTGTGTTTAAGTGCTTCCTTGGTTTCGTTTAAATCCAGCCGCCATGCGCCTCCGATCCGGTAGGCAGGCAGCTGGCCCTTGTCGATCAATCGACGCACAGTTGAGCTTGATACTCCAAGCTCGACTGCTGTTTCCAGTATAGTTTTAAGCATGATATGTTGTCAAATTCTCAACGGTGCAGGATGGCATAAAGGGCAAGCAGGGCTGAATCCGCTCTCCCGTCGTCTTTGACGCGCTTAAACTCGCCGGCGTGGGCCGGCCAGAGCTCCATCGCACGCTGCCGGCTGGCGCCTTTGCCTGGGGCGAGCTTCATCGCCTTTGACCAGGTATGGGGCGGCACTAGCTGATAAGGGATCATCAGGCCGGATAGGAGCCCCTCCAGGACGCCCAGGGAGCGACCAAAGCCAAACATGCTGGTTACCCCCTGCCCAGGCCTTGCAGACACGCTCTCGACCACGGCAAAGCACGGCTCGCGGGTGAACAGCTGCAGCTCAGAGACGATTGCTTGCGGAGCGACCTTGCGCTTCATGCTCGAGCCCACTTTTACCTCGACGGTGGGCATGTCAAAGATCTGGACGATCTGCCCTTTGTTGTCCAGGACGGTGAAGGCGCCATCGAGGCCGGGGTCAAATCCGATTGTGAAACTCATTTGCTCACCATGTAATGCTTGATTGATCGGCCGTTGGTTGTCAGATCCTGGCGAACAACGGCTCGAATCGATCCGCGCTTTTCCATGTGATCCAGCAGCTTGTAGACGGTGGTTTTGGGGTAACCGGAGAGCTTGACGATGTCCTGGCTGCAAACCAGGCCACACACCCGAATGACGTCGAGAATCGCCGTCTGTGTGGTCTCATCCGATCGCGCCAGGCGCCCGTCGATATAGCGTCGGGTAGCGCGTGGCGTAGGCGGGCTCAGATCCCCAAGCAAGTAACTTACAAACTGTGCAAAGGGATCACTAGGCATCATCATCTCCATCATGTTCTGCCGCTCGCTTTCAGGTAGTTGACTGCTGCCTTATTGGCCTTGATCTGCTCTTTCATCTTCTTGCCGGCCACCGTCTTGTCGTCGGAGTAAACCGCCTCGAGGTCGTCCTTCATGTCGGCCATGCTGCGCGTGACCTCCGCACCAAAAATCTCTTTGATGTCCTGGATGGTTTGATTGCCGATCAGTGCCGGGTCGATCGAGAAGAGCTCGCGGCTTTTAAATTGACCAGGCACGCTGCCGTTGGTGAATTCAGTGCCGTCAGCCTTGCGGTAGACGATGTGATTGCCAGTGCCATCGATCGGCTCGGCAAAAGGCACCAGAGGAGGGATGTACAGGTGGTGATCGCAGCCCAACAACTGCTCTTTGAAGCTCCGGTCTTTGCCGGTTACTTCGCAGAGCCAACGGGCGTCCTTCTCTGGTGTTATGTGGCAGCAAGTACGGCAATTAGGCTGGGCGATTTGCTCGCCGTGGCAAAGGTCGCTGAAGTCGCACCATTTGCACTCGTACCAGCTGGGGTCTTCGGACAGCTTGGCCGGCACTGATGTGTTCTCAATCAGCCGTGCGGCACGGTCTAGGTAGCCGTTGAAGACATCCTTGTCGAAGTGAACCCACTCCGAATAAATGTTGTCGTCGTCCTTACATTGAGCCAGGTACATGCCGCGATCGATCTCGAGCAGGCCCATGTACATCTGCATCTGCGCGTAGTGCTGCTTCTTTGATTCGCGCATGCCCTTCTTTTGAAGTTCGGTAAAACTCTTGGTGTTGTGCGTCTTGCACTCAAGCACCGCCCAGGACTTGGGTGCCTCGACAAACCCTCGGGCAATGCCGTCGACCGAACCACTGAAGTGGCCGTCGTGAGCATGCACCGCAATCTGCTTGCCGCTTTCTTGATCCATTGTGTAAAGCTCAATGCCCAAACCTCGCAAATCCTCACAAAGCCTCACCTCCTCGCGCTTGCCTGTGTCAAACACGCGCTTAATGCGGCCAGGAAACTTCTCGGCCAGCGCCCAGCGCCAGGTCAGCCAGATGTAGCGGTCGCAGCTGTGGCCAATAATCGAGCAGCCCATGTGCGGGCGTGGGTCTTCTTTTTTTTCTTGATACAGCCAATGAATCTGCTTGGCCGTCGTCTTTTCTGGTTCAGGTATTTTTGGCATTCGTGTGTCCATGTCTGTATCCGAGCTCATATGCCTGCGCCAGGGTCAGTCTGGCCAAGTCTTTTGAGGGGGTTTGGTCAATGAAGGTTTGTGCAGCGCCCTGTGCTTTGGCGATGTATTGCTGAACCATTCGCTCACGCGAGCGGCGCTCAAGATCCTCCCAAGCTTCGTCTTCATTCATAGAGAGGATCCATGTCGTCGGTAGGAAAAGGGTCGCTGTCATCGAAGTAGTGCCAGCGGCCGCTCTGTTTCATGCGGTGAGCCACCGGCTTCCGACCAACGCGAGCAGCGATGTACCCCATCTCGAACGCTTTGCGCAGCGTGAAGATGCCGAGGTCGCCCTTGTTCTCATCAATGAAGCGCTGGGCTTCGATTGCGGCCAGTTGAAGGTCTGTGCTCATCGCTTCCCCTTTGGCTGTGGCCTGGGGGCGTCTGGGCCGCGCTTGAGCTTGTATGCCGGGATTGGCTGGTGGTTGATCAAGACCCAATGATCGATGCAAACGTCTTCGTGTTTGGCGTGCAGATTCTTAAGGACGCGCAGCGCTGACATCAAGTGGCAGGGCATGACTTTGGCAAGGTCATATTTGGTCAAAGCGCTGCCATTCTTTAGCAGCTGCATAGCTTTAATTTCAGCGAGGGGAAACATCAGCCACGACCCTCCCGTCTGGGTAGTACAGGGTGTTACCCATCCTCGATGGGTACTTAAGCATGTCGCTGGCGCCTGTTCGCACAACCAGCTTCATTGCCTTAAGTGGCTGCCGATTCATTCGATCGATTGGGGCCTGTTCAATTTTTTTCATTTTTGTGTCTCCTGGGTACTCACTGCAGCAGTTTTCCCCAATCCCGTTCTATTTTTTCCAAGGGTTCGCTGCTTTCTCAACGCGTGCAGCAGCAGGAGCGGGCCGAGCGGGGGCGGCTGGCGCTGCAGATGCGACGGCGTTGGTGTACTTCACGCGGTTACGCGTCGGGTCTTTCTTGTCCAGGCCCACGCCAACGATCAGCTGCCGGCCGATCAGGTCGTCAGTGTCTGAGCAGCTGGGCTTGCCCAACGTCGCCAGGCACAACTTGGCAAACTGTTGCTGGCCGATCTCTTGCGCCTGCTCGTTGGTGTGAATGATGTTGTAGTTAGACCAGAGCTTGCGGCCGGCGTGATCCCCATCGATGACTTGAAACTCGACCATGACGTAGGAGCCAGTGCCGGTCTGGTTGTCGCGGTAGTCGCTGTTTTGAATGTCGACCATGTACTCGCCATCAGGTAGCGGCTTACGGTCGAAGTCGTTCTTGGTCAGGTCTTCGGTGTCACCTGCGAATTGAAAATCTAGCTTTGCCATGTTTTATTCCTTCGTGTTTGTGATTGCAGAAACGAATGAGTCCCACGACAGCGGGATGCTGTCGGGTAACGCATATCGGTTTTTGGCCATGAAGGCCGGACGTTCGCTTGTGTAGAGCAAGCGTTCGCCAGTCGAGATGCCGCGAGCTATTTCTTTGTTGAACCCGACATCCGATTTCTTGACGATCGTTCTGTAGTTGGCGAACAGGACGGCGTCGCACCACTCGCGCACCAAAGAGCTCGAGCGGTCTTGTAACTTGGGCTGGTAGCGGTCATAGGGCTCGGTCTCGGGTGAGTCAAAGCGCTTGATGGTGCTGTGAGCGATCAGGACGACAGCCATGCCCTTTTCGTTGCGCAGTGCGTTGAATCCCTCAAGGAGTTCGCGCCATACGTCTGCAGCGATCATTGCGCCCTTGCCGTAGGCCAGCTCCTTAGCGTCGTACTTCTTTTCGATCTCGCCAAAAATGATGTTCTCGAGCCAGTCGAGCGAGTCGACCACTAGGGTGCCAAAGTCGTGCTCGCTCTCGTAGAGCGTGCCGATCGCCTCGCGCACCTGGTCGGTACTGGTGACAAGCGGAAAGTGCGCGACCTCGAGCGAGCCTAGGCCGTCCTCGGTGGGAAGCACAATTGGGCTAGGGGCGCCAGCTGCGAAGGTGGTCTTGCCGACGCCCTCGACGCCGTACACCATCACGCGGGGCGCTTTGAGTGCGCTGTTCTTACTGATTGATTGAAGATTGAAAGCCATTACTGTTTCCTTGAACATGTGAATTTGACGTGATCGGTATTCATAACAATCCACCCGTGTGATCCTGAGCAATCTTGCGTGCCAGCTTCAGCGCCAAGTCATCGCGCCCGAGCTTGAAGGCGTAAAACATTTCAGTGATGTCGGACGGATCTTGTGTCTCAAAGTCACCCGGGCGGCGCTCCTTGGCTTCTTCAAAGATGTCCTCGTCGCTGAATTCGCTTAAATCGACTTCGACATCCACATATACGGTTCTGTATCGACTCATGGCTGACCCTCGATCTCAATGGCCACGCCGGTCTTCTGAGCTCGCACCTCGATGGCCTTGGCGATCTGGCGCCAGAGCGTAGGGTTGTCGCGCCGAATCTTTTTAAGTTTCGACTCGTCGGCTTTAACCTCAACCTTCAGAGGCTTCTCGGTCTGCTCCCAATCCATCGTGAGTTTGTCAAGCATCTGAACGTCGACCTTGTAGGAGAGCTTGCCGGTCGTGGTGATCTTGATACCGTCGCCAATGTCAGTCGTCATCGAGCCCTCTTCTTTGTGCTCGACTATCTGCAGGATTGCGTCCTCGATCGTCACGCGGCGTATGTTGGCCAGGCGCTCATCTGCCTTTGCGCTCAACCATTCGTTGGTAAGTTCTTTAATTGTTGCCATAATCTCAACACTCCATTAATAACAAAAGACGGTTCCAACACCGCCGGGTCCAGGGCACACCTGGCAAAAGCGCCCGGTGTTTTGGTCGTAGTACGTTGTGCAAGCATGAGCAAACGCGTCAATAGCAGAGGTCAATGCAAGCGCAACAAGTATTGCAATCGCTAAATCTTCAAAAAAGCTTGGCCATTTGTTCATCGTTCTTCTCAATGAAGAATTGCGCAGGCAATACCGACAACCAGCCGATCTCGGTCAAGCCAAGCAACATAAGGGCCGTCAATCATCATTTGTCCGTGCATGCAATCCACCAGCTCAAAATCTTCTAAAACATGATGATGACCAGATAAGTGATACAGCCGCATCTCGGTTAAAAATTCCTCGCGACCTTCTCGGTCCAAGACATTGATCATGTCCTGCGAGTCTTGAGTGTCGAGCTCAATGATGTGTTCGTATTTCATAGAAACCCCAGATAATCACAATCAAAACTTCTGTGATATTTGCAGCTAAGGAGACTTTTCCTCACCTGCAAACCCATTCTATTCAACTAAAACAG